GTTCAAAGTTAAACCAGTGATATGTCCAGTCTGTAAGATGGAGATAGAAGAAGGCTGGGCAATGGATTACAAAGACAATTTGATAGCAGCAAAAAAATGTGGTTGTAACGTTGATTGAATGGGAACATAACATTCGTCTAGCTGGAAGTAATCATACAAAAAGAACAGGTAAATCAATGAAGAATATATGGGTTTACTGTGAATTATGTAAGACTAAATATTGTTTGGCAGAACCATGCATACACCACTTGTCTGACTCAGAAGATGACAGGGCAAGGTACGATGCTTATAAACGAAAGCAAAAAGCTGAAAAAAGTAAAGGTATAAATAAGCAAACAAAGTTGGTAGGACATGATTAGTTTCAAGCTAGCTTACGATCTGTATAAGATGGGTCTAAAGATAGATGATGATATACACATCGAACCATTGGGTGATATTCATTTTGGTGCTAGGGGGTTGATGATAGAAGTATACCGTAAAGCAATTAAAAGAATAGCAGATGAAGTAAACAGGATAACATTATTCATGGGTGACCAGATGGATGCAATAACACCCTACGATAAAAGGTTTAATCCAGATACTGCATATGAGCATGACATTGACAATCAAAGACAGGAGTGGCAGGATGAAACTCAGTATTTGATTGATGAGCATAAAAGACTGTTGGGTCTTTACAGAAAAATAATGGCTTTCCTTCATGGCAATCATGAGTATAATGTCAGAGGTTTAACAAGAGCATATATTGAAAACCAGTTTTGTAAGAATAATAAGATACAGTTTGTAGGCAGTAGGGCTATCATCGGATTGCAGTTTCTATGGAAGGGTAAAAAAATTGCCAGCCATAACAAGTATAAGATACTTGCAATTCATGGTGTCGGTGGGTCAAAACCAGAAACAATGTTTGAACAAATGAAAGTAAATAACTACATGGATATTTTCCTATGTGGACACTCACATCAAAAGAGATACCAGTGTGAAGTGGTGCAGGACTTTGACTTTGAAAAGGGTCAAGCATATGAAAGAGAGATACACCTAGTAAATACAGGCACATTCTGTCAGACATTATCAGAAGGCATTGATGGATATATGGATAGAAAGAATAAAGTAGTTGGCAGTGCAGTAGGAACAGCCACACTAACAGTCAATCCTTACCTAGAAAAAATAACAGGTCATATCTAATGAGAAATTACGTTCCTAATATAATAGAATCTGCTCAGGGAGCAAACACACACTTCAATATAATAAGGGAATTACTTCAAAGTAAAAAGTATAGGGATGGGCTTTCCAATCAAGAGATTTCTATTATAACAAAGATTCCTCCAAGGCGTGTAAGGGAAGTTACCCAAAGATTAAAAATGCAGTATGACTTAAAAGAAAAGTCGTGTCGTTGTGGTAGAACACCATTTTTATATTTTATATAACCAATTATATTCAGTCAAGTATATATTATGGTTTGTTTTAACAAAATCTATGTTCATTTATCTTATCTGGAAAAATCAGCAGGGAGAATCTCTTAAAGCAATGTTTGAGGAGGCTAAAGCTTCACTGATGGCAGACCAGATGAGGATAAGAGGAGTGACTGTAGAACTACAGCCTGCTGACATACCAATCAACAACATAAAAGTAACTTAACTGATTTGTGCTTATATAATTAATTAATTAATTATATAATAACAATAATAATAATAGCTTTATATTACCCCTTAACTATACAACTACCATGACTAAAGTTAGATGTATTTCAGAAACAGAAGAAACCTCAAAGATATTTACTCAACTAGAAAAATTTGCGAAAGAAACAAACACACCTTTCAGCAAACTGTTGGCACAATGTGCTGATAACTTTCTCCATATGCCATTAACTGATAAAAGATTTATTCCTAAAGATGATATTAAGTTCTTTGATAAGATGGAAAAGATAAGAAAACTAATCAACGAATCTAAGGGTGAGGACTTGATAAAAATACAAAAGAGACACCAGCAGATAGGCACTCTTTTAAATATAAGGGTGAGTAGGTTACTATGATGGTCTATACAATGTCAGCACTTCAGGATCAGATTTATGAAGAGTTCTCAAAACTAAAATGGACAAGGATAATTGACGCATTAAGACCAGATGGAAATCTTATTGTTAACATATTAAAAGAGCCATTCCCAGACATTTATGTAGGTCACCCAGAGAAAAAAGACTTTGTTGACAATCTCAGGTCTGCTGTTTACAGAATATTAGAAGAGAGGTTTGGTAAGAGTATGAATATATCACAGGCATTTGAAAATCTTAGAATAACACTGACAAGCGATCATCGAATACCCATGCATATGCTAAATGCAAAAGAACATGAGGGTGCTATAGTAACATTTGACTGTGAAGTAATAGCTAGTGAAACTACAAAATCGTATATAAAGAGTTGCACTCTAGGCTGTGCTCTATGTGGTAGAACAACAGAAGGGAAGTGTGACATTGATAAAAAAATACCAGTCATGGTATGCCACAACTCACAATGTAGAAACCATAAGCTAGAAGTACAGAGGGCAACAGCCGAAACAGAGAATATAAAATCAGTTTTACTAAGTGAACTTATAGAAAAATCAAAGAAGAATTCACCCATAGTTATGGAGGCATTATTAACAGGTGATTTAATTCGTGAGGTATACATAGGTCAGAAGAAAAGAATTACAGGTATCTACAGATCTATATTCGATCTTAGAGAAAACATTAATGACTTGGTTATAGATATAATATCTGTTGAGGACTTGGAAAGAACAGAGGAAGTTGTACTTGATGATAAAATGGTTGCTAAATTAAAAGAGGCTTCTAAACAGCCTGATTTTATGGAAAAAATTGTTCGCAGTTACGCACCACACATATACGGATATGACATCCAGAAAAAATCAATTCTTTTACAAGCAGTAAAAGGAAATAACGGTATTAAGAGAGCAAACATACACATACTGTTTGTTGGTGACCCTAGTGTAGCAAAGTCTGAACTATTAATATGGAACAAAAAAGTAGTAGACATATCTGGATATGTTTCTGGTAAGGGTACTACTGATAAGGGTATAACAATAGGTATAGTAAAAGAAGATAATGGTAAGACGTATGCTAGGGCAGGCTTAGCACCACATTGTAATAAAGGTGTCCTAGCTATAGATGAAATGGGTCAGATGAATAATTTTAATCTGTCTGGTTTGCATGAAGTTATGGAACAGAGACAGTGTAGTATATCGAAGGCAGGTCATAACCTTACACTTGAAGCAGACACCTCTATACTAGGTGCAGCAAATCCAAAGTATGGTAAGTATGACCCAGAAGAAACACTGTTAGATAACATTAATTTACCAGCACCACTGCTTTCAAGGTTTGATTTAATATGGCTAATCAAAGATGACATAGTAGAATTGGAAGACCAGAAAAAAGCAGAACATATACTAGCTACATACATAAATCCAGCAGAAGCTACAAAGTGCTTCCTAACTACAGATGAACTTTCAGGATACCTAAGTTATGTACGTAAACTTGAACCAAAAATTACTAATGAAGTAAAGTCTAAAATATTACGGATTTACAGACAGATGAGAGAGTTATCAAAGGACAGTAAGTCTATTGTTATTGGTGCTAGACAGCTTGAAGCACTTGTAAGGCTATCATCAGCACACGCCAAACTATATTTTAGAAATGAAGTATTAGTAGAAGACGTTGAAGCAGTTCAAGACATATTAAAAGATATGTATAACAGATTTGGTATTTTATTAGAGGTAGGTCAGGAATTTAACCAGTCAAAACTAATAGGAATAGGCAAGAATGAATCAAGAGAACAGACAGCACATAGAGTATGGAAGACTTTGGAAAATGATGAAGGCATGGTTAAAGACATACACTTTTATAAACTTATGGAGAAAGAAGACACTGTTACTGAGGATGATGCTAAAAGAATATGGGGAAGATGGGAACAGAACTGTGAGATTAAATTAGTTAAAGACCACTTCTATAAAAAAACATAGAAGCGTTTATATTGATGTTATTACATAACGTAACATGGTTGAACCAGCAGCAAGTATTGATGGTATTTCAGTGGAATTAACAGCAGAAGAAATGAAAGAAACTCCAGAATTAGATTTAAGTGTTACTCAACTTGAAGGAGTGGGTGCAGTAACAGAAAAGAAACTGACAGCGTTTGGAGTAACATCATTAATAGACTTATGTATTAGAGGGTCAAAAGAAATATCAGAGATAACAGGTGTTGCTAAAGGCAAGACAGATCAATGGGTATTCCAATCACAAAAAATTCTTGAAGATAATAACATGATTAGAAAAACAGATATGAGCACAGTAGAGTTAATGGATTATCAAGATGCATTACCACGCCTGAAATCAAACTGTAAGGAGGTGGACAATCTGTTAGGTGGTGGTGTAGTACCTGAATGTACATATGAAGTATATGGTGCATTTGGCTCAGGAAAGACACAATTCTGTAACACAGTTACGGCAGAAGCAATTCACGATGAAAAAAATGTAGTTTGGGTAGACTGTGAGGATACATTTAGACCTAGAAGAATTGTTGAAATATTAATGGCTAAGGGGTATGTTGAAGATAAAGATGAAGCAAAAGAATACTTGGAAAGAATAACATATTTTTACACACCAAATACAGAGCAATTAATGGGAACTGTTAATGCATTATCAACTACACTAATGGATAAAAAACCAAGGTTACTTATACTAGATGGAGCAATAGGGCAGTTCAGAGAAGAGTACTTGGGGAGAGGAACTCTTTCTGAACGCCAAAATCAAATAGCTAGGTTGATGACACACATCAAAAACATATCATTTTACTTTAGATGTACTGTAATATTTACTAATCAAGTACAGTCTGACCCAAGCATAATGTTTGGTGATCCGATTAAACCAATAGGTGGTAATATTGTAGGTCATGCCTCAACATACAGAATATACTTTAAGAAATCAGGCAGAAAAAGAATCGCTAGAATGGTTGATAGTCCTGAACACCCTCAGTCAGATGCAGAGTTTGCTTTAAATGCAAAAGGCATAGACGACATAGAATCCGAATGATATATAAGGGGGGTGAAACATATCTAACTATAGAGAAGGCTAGATTGTGTAATACCCAAAGCACAGCATGGTTATTCTTGGGCGTTGACCAGCATTGATGCCTTCTCTTTTCTTTTAAAATGAACACCAGACAACGAATGCGTTTCTCTAATAGGAAAGCAGTACTATGGTTACTAGAGAGTGGCTATGATGAGATATGGTTAAAGCCACACATAAGAAGATCAGACTTAGTATATACAGTAGGTGAATGGTACAGAGCATTAGACCTATGGAATCTCTACGATGGCATATGCTTTGACGCAGATGGCAACATAATTTTAATCCAAATAAAGACCAATGCGTGGGCTAGTGCAAGTCCTATAAATGACTGGCTTAAGGATAAAAACAAATTAATAGTGCTTGTTATTAATGTAAGTGGTAAAGGTAAAAAATGGGATATTAAAGTGAGAAAATATGAAAGTAAACAAAAAAGGACAATTCATAGGAAGAGGGGAAGAGACAGCTCTAAGTGTTCTAAAAGATCTGTTCGGTCTAAAGGCAGACTATAAGATACAGGTTAAATTCAAAGACTTATTAAAGGGTGATTGGATAGATACTGTTACTCCTAGTCAGGAAAAGGAGACTTTAGATATAGTAATAATAAAAAATAACAAAGTAATAGTCTTTAGAATACAAGATGACCATCATAGGGGTTTACACACGCAAGAAAGAGACTTAGTGCAGAAGAAGACATTAGAGTGGAACGATTGCTACGTAATAGATGTTTGGGAACATGACTGTCCTAATTTATTCAAGGAAGACAAAATAAAGGCAGTTTCCGAAATAAAAGAGGCAATTTCATTCGAAAAAAAACTACAGATCTGATATTTTCTATTTATACATATTTTCGCCTTTTCCCTCAAATGCGACATTTGGTGTATTATCACTTTGTGCCATTTGGAGGTATAGCATACTTTTGGTCTGTGCGAACTTTTCTTCCAACATCATCATTACGATGCCTATTTCAAGAAAATTCATTTTGTGATCTGTTATGTGTTTTGTCATTAAGTTGTCTACTTCGTCATACATCTTTTCGATGACTTTCCACTGTGGCTCTGGATTATCATCTTTTTCTTCTGCCATGCTTTTTAGCCTTATTACACATATATAAGACTTCCCATACCATAGAAATGTTTATTTGCCTATAATTTATCTATCTAGATATGACTAATATAACGATGGATTTTAGGGTAGAAAAGAACGAAAATAGAGGTATATATTACAGCGAAACTGACAGATGCCTAGTTTACCTCCCAATGCATGAAACCCTCGATGATGTCTATAAAACCATAACCCATGAATTGTTACACGCCATATTTGATAATAGTCCTGAAGTTCCAACAATGGATGATGATCAAGAAGAAAAACTAATATTTTTCGTTCAATGGGCTCACATTGGACTTTGATTTATGGACTTGAAAGGGTTTACTTTTATATTTAGTAATTCCACCCTGTTTGATAATTTCTGATGCAATTCTTTTTACTCTATATCTTTTCATAACACATTCAATCCTATTTTTCCATCTACAATCTGCCTCACAGTAATAACATCCTATCCTAGCAGCAGTAGTCAGTATCTTATCACATTTAATACATTTCCACTCAACATCACCTCTACCAGACGTAATAAGTTTTCTACATGATACACAAAACCTATACCTCCAACTTTTATGTTGTCTGTCTAACTCAAATTTAGTTAGAGTATCTCTAC